GGGAGTGAGATAGGCGCCTATAAAGGTTTTCGAGCGTATTCATCGACGGACACATCGGTAACGGCATCCACTCCACAGTATTTCACAACGTCACTTGTCACCTCGATGACTGAAGAATGGGATACTGAAGGGTGGTTCACTCCATCAACTGGAAGATTCCAGCCGGATGAGGCAGGGTACTATCAGTTGACGTTTACCGTGCGAGCAACTGCGCTATCAGGGGATGGGTTACAGGCCACCCTGATCAAGAACACAACAACCATAGTGGGGCAAGCGAGTGCGCCGGATTATGGTCCCGGTCAAGTCTATCTAACCGTAACGGCAGAGGTATATTTTAATGGTTCTACCGATTTCGTCACGGCATATTTCTCAAGCTACACTGATACCAGCTACACCCTTTTGAATCGGTCAGCTTTTTCTGCTCACAAGATAGGGACTTAATATGTTAGATGAACTTAAAAGACAGCTTATTAAAAAGCTTATATCAAAATACATATCACAGCTTGTATGGACTGATGTAACACAGGCTGTGGTAGCTACCTCTCCTGAGGATAAGAATAAAATAGTTGTTGCTTTACAAGGAGAAAACCCTCAAGAAGCTGGACGTATTCTTGGGAATATGGTATACTTAGCTTTACAAGCTAAAGCAACAACTGAGGTAGAGTTGATGTTTGCTGACAACACCTTAGACCTCACCGAACTACAATATATATTTGAGTAATAGATATGCACATAGTAAATAAAGACAAAACTCCTGTTGAGGAGATGTCCTATACACAGATGATGGATGAGCGTGCTGCAATTCAAGAGTCTATCGAGCGTAGCGAAAACAATCCAGATGTGAATTTTGGATCTGGAGCTACTCTGAGTGATGCTTGGACGGACCGGTTGAATGAACTCGAAGATGCCATCAATTCAGCTACCACTCGTGGTGCAACTGGTGATGCTCAAGAGACTTTACGCAACACAATGGAAGACAGAGGTTTGACAGAATCTGGTGTAACTCTCTCAGGTAATGTTCCAGTTTATGACAGTAGTATTAGGGAAACTGTCATGGATCAACTTCAGACTCCTACTTTAGCTCCTGGTACAGAGCAGACCTTCACCCCAATCACTCAGGGTGAGGGTGAAGCTATGACTGGTGAGGGTTCAATGATTGAGCCTATCCAGGGCATCACTGCTTCTGGTATGGGTGATTCAGCTGCTGCAGCAACTCCTGGAGATATCGCAACAGCACAGATAGATCCTAATCTTCTTGATCAAAGTCAGGTGCCTGTGCTTAATCCTGAAACTGGGCAAATCTCTTATGTAGCCAAGTCAAGTGGTATTGGTGCTCAGGCTATTGAAGCTGCTCAAGGGACGCTAAGTGATGAGGCCCTTGCACAAGAGTCAGGCATTACGGCCGGGGAGATTGAAGCTGCTCAGGGAGAAGCCAGCCCTAAGGACATGATGAAGGCTGCTGTTGGCACAGTTGATAGTGATGCCCTTGTCAAAGCTGCTAAGGGCTCTATTGATGATGTGGTCAGCCAGATAGGTAATATGTCCACAGATGTCCAGGCTGCTGTTGCTGAGCTTCCTCCTGAGGCACTTGTCAGCACACAGCTGGATGCACTTCTGGAAGGATTGAATGAAGATGAGATTCCTGTGTGGGCTCGTCCTGCAGTGGATCAGGTGGATGCGATGCTTGCCTCAAGAGGCTTGTCAAAATCCACTATTGCCCGGGAGCAACTGTTCAATGCTATCATCCAGAGTGCAATGCCTCTTGCTCAGGATAATGCATTAGCTATTCGCGAGAGAGCCAACCTAAATCTGCAGCATCAGCAGCAGGCCTATATGCAGCAGTCAACCCTTGATGGTAGACTGGCTGAGGTTAGTGCCACCTTTGCTGCTAATATGGGACTGGCCAATCTGAACAACGCGCAAGAAGCAGCAATCAAGAATGCTGATGCTAATCTCCAGATGGACCTCACCAATCTTAATAATCAGCAACAAGCTGCTTTGGTGAATAGCCAGTTTATGCAGAGCCTCACCCTTGAGAATCTGAATAATAGACAACAGGCTGTCATCCAGGAGAGCTTGAACACCCTTGCTGCGGATGAGGCTACTTTGCAGGCCCAGACACAAACACGGATTGCCAATGCTCGCTCCTTCTTAGAGATGGATATGACCAATCTAAGTAATCAGCAGCAGACCAATCTGCAGAATGCAGCTAATGCTCTCGTAGCAGATCAGGCTTCTCTTGATGCAATCATGAAGGCAGAGCAGATTAATGCTCAGTCGTTCTTGGAAATGGATTTGACAAACTTGACAAATAAGCAGCAATCTGCTATTATCAATCAGAAGAGTCGGATGGATGCAATGCTTTCTAACCAGAGCATCATCAATGCTTCTCTTCAGTTTAATGCAGAGAGTCAGAACCAGATGGCACAGTTCATTCAGCAGCTGGCTACTACAGTTGAGATGGATAATGCAGCAAGGTCTGATGCAGTAAGGCAGTTTAATGCAACACAGGACTTTGATGCACAGTCATTCAACTCTCAGCTACAGTATAACAGGGCACAGTTTAATGCCTCTCAGTCTGCAGCAATTGAACAGAGTAATGTTGAATGGCGCCGGAATATGAATCAGATTAACACTTCTGGTATCAACACTGTACAGCAGGCTAACGCCACTAACATGTTCAATCTCTCTAATCAAGCTCTCACCTACCTGTGGCAGGAGCAGAGAGACAACCTCTACTGGGCGTGGATGAGCAGTGAGAACCAAGAGGAGAGGGTAACTAAGATGTCTATGGCTGCTCTATCTTCCGAAGCTGCTGAGGATAAGATTGATCAGGAATATTTCGAAACTCTTGGTGCATTTGGTGCAACCCTTATAGGTGGTATGCTTTGAGTTTTAATGAAGATTTTGAGAAGTACAAAGAGAAGAGTGGGGACATCTCTGATGGTCTCGCACTGGTCCCAATCTTCCGAACCAATGAACATGGTTTCATTACGATGTCAGTCGAAAAGGATATTCTCTTTGTACACCAATGTTATGGAGACGGTCAATACTGGGATGACTTTGCTGTTCAATATGCCAAGGATAAAGGGTTGACAAAGATTCGGTTTTTCACATTTAGAAGCGCCAGGGCCTGGGAACGTAAGTTCGGGTATAAACAGATTGGCGTAATTATGCAAAAAGATTTGGAGGTTTAATATGGCCGTTGCAATTCCCATTCTTGCTGGGTTGGGCGGAGCAGCCGGTGGTGCTGCATTAGGTGCTGGGCTTGCTGCTAGTGTAGGTCTCACAGGAATGTGGGCAGGAGTGGCAATGGGTGCTGCTGCTGGTCTTGGTGGGGCTATCACTTCAGCTGCGGCTAGTGGAAATCTTGATGAGCTGTTCGATGATCCCACAGCCCTTTTCACTTCGGCTGCCCTTGGTGGCCTCACCGGTGGTGCTACACATGCTTTCTCAGGTGCAACCCAAGCTGTTGGTCCTGAGGTGGCTTTGGAGGGTGCTCCGGAGATTGCAGAAGGTATCTCTAGTCAAGCTGCACAACAGGCGGGAGGTTATTCTGTTATCGAGTCAGGGGCCATGGAAGTTGCCAATGGTAACACTATGTTCAATGAGTCTCTCGGTGACTTGGTCGGAACCACTGTCAAGGCAGGAAAGGATAACTTCACTAATCCTGACTACTTGCAGGCTATTCAAGAGGCCCCAACCTCTGTAGCTAAGAATGAGATGGCTGAGGCTGTGATGAAAGTACAGGACTTCCAAGACTTGTTTAAAGCTTCTGACCTGATGGTTGATGTTCCTGACACTTCTGTTGTAGATCCTTTCAGTGTGAATGAAGCCTTCGGTCTCCCGGGTAAGTCTGCTCTTGATGAGAGCACATATAGGCTGAGTGCAAAGCCCACCTATGACCTGGCGCCTTCAACTGATAAGTATGGTGTTGGTAGTAATATTGATGCTACGGCCGGCTTTGAAGACTTCCAGGCTGATATGGAAGCAGAGCCTGGGTACGGGGATAAGGCCAAGGATGCATTGAAAGAGGCTTTGAAAGGTATGGGTGGTATGCCTGAGTTTGGGGGTAGCTACAATCTTCCACAATCTCCTGTCCTTCCTATCAACCAGATCACTGGTAGTCAAGGTATGGGTGCTGGTAGTGCTGGCCTGATTGGTGATGATGAATTACATAATAATCCTGTTGTGCGTCCTATGAGAGATGCTCTCTTGAGACAGCAGAGCAGGGCAGAAAGAGTTGCAAACAACGCATGGGGGCTACTCTCCTCAACTAGACAGCAGGGACTTATGACATGAAGATGAATCCTTTTATTACAGATCACCCAATTCCTGGTGAGAGCCTTACTAATTCCCCTGATAGGAAGCTTCCTTATGAAACTCCTCCGGAGGTTCTTACGGTTCAAGAAGGGATGGAGAAGATGTGGCAAAGTTTCACTAAGAAAGAAACCATCCCTCAGCTGTTGCGTATGCTAAGACGAGATATCCCTGTATCTGATATTGCTAATGTCACAGTGATGGCAGGTATTTCCGAAGGCAAGTGGACCCAGGACCTGGCTGTCCAACTCCTCCAGCCAACTATGTTGATGATTATGGACATTGCACACAGAGCCAATGTGGAATATGTGTTCAGTAAGGAGCTCCCGAGTCTTAAGGCTGAGATGGATAATGAAAAGAAAACCTACCTTGAGAATAAGCTGAAAGAGAATGCTCCCCCTGCAGATGAAGGCCTAATGGCAGAGATGGAGGGAGAAGAGGAAGTTGGTTTGATGGGTGAGGAGGAGATGCTGTAATGAGTAATTTTCTAGCCTTTCTCAGTGGTGCTGCAAAGAAAGCAACTGCTGATATTGATGCACACAATAAGCTGAATGAGCAGATCAAGTTGGCTGCATATGAGCAGGCTCTTGAGGCACATGAGGAAGAGAAGAGTAAGTTTGGTGAGATCCAGAGAGTAATGGAGTCTCAGCAGAACATCTCCCCCATTATGGCAAAGCTCAGTGGTCTCGAGTGGAAGGATATGTCTGTTGATGAGAAGAATGCCTACCTTGAAAAGTTCGACACTGAAGAGGGCCGTCAGGCTGTGCTTGATGCATACAACCCGGGTGATGCTCCCAACCTAGATAACTACGGTGATAAGTTGAAGAAGCATCCTTTGATTGAATATGTCAAGGACAAAACTGGACTCACCCCCAACACTTCCTATGCTCGTCAGAAAGAGTATGAGGGATTTGTTGCTAAGAACATTGACCTTGGGTATGAGTCTGTTAAGCCTATTGAAGAGGATGAGGAGGGCATGGACCTCCAGGTTAATAGCCCAACAATGTACGTTCTTGCTAAGATGGAAAGAGGTGAGGAGATTGATCCGAGAGCTTGGGAGCTGGTAAATAATAAGCTTGCAGGTAAGGAAGGCAAAACCACCTATGTTAATCTGCACAATAAAACTACAGATCAAACTGTAATGGTTGAGGCTGGTAGTCCAAGGGCTGAACAGCTTATGGGTCAAGGTTGGATAGCTGCTGGTAAGATGAATCTTAACCGTGGTTATGATGTAGAATATAAAGAGCTGGCAGGACCTGCACTTACGCGCATGAATAACTTCCTGGAGTCCACCGCTAGCCTTGAACCCACTGAAGAGAATAAGGATCTCATCCGGATTGCCGGCGCCTTGGAAGATCTGAAGAAAGAGGAAGAGGAGGCTAAAGAGCCTCGTGGTTACTCTCAGGTAATGAACACTATCATCGAGAAGTATTCTACAAAATACTCCACCGTCACTGATCAGAATGAGAGATGGAATAGAGCCCTGATGGATACGCTCCAGGGTGTCACCCCGGGTAAAGAGACTAAAGGGTTGATGGGAGTTATTGATAAGGTGTTCGGTAGTGAGGGTGCTTCCTTTAAAACTGATAGTAGGAACACATACGTTCCTCCTCCTAAGGATTCTACAGCTGCTCTGAATGAAATACTGGAGGGTGATGTCAAGAGGAGATTAAGACTCGGGACAGCACAGAAACGTGAACCAGCTAGTAATAAGAACAAGGAGCCTGGTGAGCGGTTGTTCATTATCGTAGATCCAAAAACCAAAGAAGTGTTACAGCAGGGTAAATATTAATGGCTAATGAATTTGCAAACTGGGAAGAGTGGGATGTAGTCGATGTCACTGATACACAGGAGACGAACGAGGGTGACGCTCCTGTGGATGAATTCGCAAACTGGGAAGAGTGGTCCACTACAACTGTCTATGATGAGGAATACCCTGTCATGGAGTCTGACCAGACGAGTGTAGAGGAGAACCTTCCCACGACTTTACAGGTTGATCCTCTGGCAATCCTTGAGCCTCTTGGTATCGATGTAATGGACCCAATCGACACTGGTGTTTCTTTTAAAGAGGCAGCTGAAGATGTAAAGAGTTGGCACCCTATGGCCCGTATGGCAGACTATGTACTTGATAAGATGGGGGTAGAGGTTGAAGCCCCTGAAAGTAAGGAGATAGGTGCTATGCTCACTGGCTGGGGTGCAGGGATGATGGATGTTTCCCGGGGTGTAAAGCAGCTGCTGGATATTGATGTTGAGGAAGAGAAGAGAAACGAAGAGATTCTAAAAAACCTCACTCAAGATGCAGAGTACGGGATGTATGCTACCCTGGGTGAAATGGGTGGGATGATTACAGATCCTATGGGGTTTCTACTTCCTATGACCAAAGCCCAAACTACCGGTAGAGCTCTTGTGTATGGTGCTACCACCGGTGGTGTCTTTGGCTTTGCTGGGTATGTTGATACAGAGTCTGGGGAAGATAGACTTGTCAATGCAGCCACCGGCACTTTCCTTGGTGGTGCATTTACCTATGGTTTGAATAAATTTGGTAAGGTTCTTTCTAATAGAGAGCAGAGCAAGGCTATAAAGCAGGTGAGAACCCTGGAAGCTGAGTGGGCTCGGGTGATGAGAGAAACTGGTGATGAGCTTCTAACCACCACCATTCTTAAGCAATCCTATCCTGAGCTTGTTGAGGAAGGATTAAGCGCAGGCCAGAAGATTGGTGTTGAGCCTACGTTTGCTATTGATAAGGAGGAGGCAGGAAAGCTCCTTACATATTATGGGGGTGATCTGAAGAATCCTCCGTCAGGTTTGATAGATAAGGTGGCAGGGGTAGTTAGCACTCGTATTAAGAATATTAGCCCTGTTGTCGCAAACAACCTGAACAGGCTTGAGTATAATCTCCATCGTAGGCCTGAAGAGCTGAGGCCTATTGTTGAAGGTTTTGCAGAGATGTACAAGGGGTTGAATAAGGATGCACAGCATGTTGTGAATAAGGCTCTCATCAATGGTGACTTTGATGTTGCATCAGATGAGATTAGGAGATTCGCCGGGGATGCTGGTGTTGAGGTATTTGAGGAAGCTACTGGAATCTTCAATAAGCTTGGAGGAGAACTCAAAGAGCTGGGAGTGATTGAGGACACCATTGAGAACTACTGGCACCGTCATGTCACCAATGTAGAGGGACTCCTGGAGGATCTTGGCACACCTAAGGACACTACTAAAACCATTGCTATGGAGATAGCTGCTAAGAATAAAGAGGTGAGGAAGGCTCGTGGCTACGAGATGACACCTCATGAAGAGGCTGTGTTTGTCCAGGGTAAGCTACGAAATAATAAGCAGCTGGAAAAGGTGGGGTATGCTTCTGAGCGTGGACTGGAGAAGGTAGAAGAGAAACTCCTGAAGCACTACTCTGATCCTGTGGTGAGCTTACAGTCCTACATCTACAATGCAGTCAATGATATTGAGATTGCTAAATTCCTGGGTCCTGATAACCTTAGAATGAGGGGTAAGAAAGCTGATGGTAAGGGTAGTGATGAATTCCTATTCGACCCTAAAGGCTCTATTGAAGCATGGGCAGAGAACTTTGAGGAGATCAAAGATCTTGATAGGATGCAGCTGTATGAACTGAAGGAGCTGCTAAGGGCACGCTTTGGTGCAGGCCAGCAGCCTATGAATGAGGTATTGAAGGGTATGAAGACTTTCATGTACAGTGCTCTTCTTGGCAATCCTATCGCTGCTATGACACAGCTTGGTGATGTTGGTGCTGCAGCATATCGTAATGGGGTTATGGACACATCTAAGGCTCTTGTCCGTACTGTCCTAGGCGCCACTGATATCAAGACAAAGGATTTAGGTTTGGGTGATAGATTGGTGCAGGAGTTTAGTGAAGCTAATAAAGGAAGTAAGAAGCTCGAGTGGTTCCTGAAGGCAAGTGGTTTTGATGCTGTTGATCGGATGGGTAAGTCTGTTCTCATTAATGGTAGTCTGGACAAGTATGCCAGAGGCGTCACTGATACATCCAGTAAGGAGTTTAAGAGACTTTCGAATAAGTACAGAGAGGCATGGGGCGCCGAGTTCCATGACCTGGTGAGTGATCTCCGCACATATCAGGCAGACCGTAAGCCTGAGAACATCACTGACAACATTCGATTTCTGGTGTGGAGTGAGCTGTCTGAGATGCAGCCAATCTCCCTGAGCGAGATGCCTCAGAAGTATTTGGAGATGCCGAATGGTAAGGTTGTGTACATGCTGAAGAGTTTCATGCTTAAGCAGTTTGACATCCTAAGAAGAGATGGTATCCAGAAGATCAAGCAAGGTGATATTGCTGAGGGCATTGCTAACATCACAAAGTACAGCATGCTGATGGGTGGTGGTGCTATGGGTGCTGATAAGTTGAAGGACCTGGCACTTGGAAAAGAAAATGCAGATGATCCAGATAATGGTATTGAATCCTTGCCTGGAGAGTTTGTTTCCAATATCTTCAAAACCTTTGGTATCTCTGAGTTTATGATTAAGAACATCAAAGAAGGGAACATTGATGATGCAGTGGCACAGGTAGTGCTTCCTCCATTAAACATTCTCGGAGACATCTTTATCAAGAGCTGGAGCAAGTCTATTAAGCAGGATGAGAAGGGTGATATTGAATTTGACCCAGAGGGACTGAAGCCTGAGAAGATCACAAGATACATCCCGATAGCCGGCCGTATAGCCACTGAGAGGTTTTTGGATGGCAAGGATGAGAAGAAGTATTCACCCCTGGATCAGTTTGGAGATTAAAGATGAAAGAGAATGAATATCATATCATCCCGGTGAAGGATGGAGAGACGGATGAGGAGGCTATTGCCAGATGGAAGGAAGGGAATAGGGAGAGCATCAAGAAGGCTGACAGTCTCCGTACCCTCAAGAAGGAGGGATGGAAAGTGTATGGGAATGGTTTGGTGTGGCCAGGTGAAGACCAGGAAGGTATTAAGGAGGTGGTATACCATGATGATGTGCTCTTTCACCCAGACGCCCTACAACGCTACTACAACGCCAATAAGGCAGATGTTGACATGATGGTATCTCTTGAGGAAAAAGTCGCCTCTGCTGCCGTCTCAGAGCCTGTAGAGGAGGAACCTGAGAGAGTTGGTGGCCGTATTTATAGGGATGATGAAACTGGGGACATTTATATTGCTGATGAGAATGGAGAGCTGCAGAAGCTTGACAGACCTAAGCAATGATGATATACTCTAATCTTCACACGAGGAACAAATAATGGCAATTAAAGAAGTGACATCCCCAGTTGTTGTCCAGAGGATTGAGGGTGCTCCCGGACCTGAAGGGCCGATGGGTCCTCCCGGTGAGCCTGGTCCTTCCCTTGAGGAAGTTGTTGAAATCCTTAAGAATGACAATGAGTTTATGGCCAGGCTTGCAATGAAGCAATCTTGGGACTTTCAGATAATTAGAGATGAGATGGGAAGGGCTCAGAGTATACGAGCAGTTCCTCTTGTCTACTTGGAGGACTAAATGACAGCTACTCCTATTGCAACTCAGATGGCTATAACGGCAGCTGACAGCCCGAGCATTGATGCTTTCGGTCGCTGGCGTACCTCTGACATTCAAACTATCTTTGACAGTAAGCAGCTCTCAGATTCTGCTCCTCTTGTATGGGATGATCAGGAAGAGAGTGGATCTGGTACAACCTCTACACATAGTGTGGACAATGCCAGCACCACGATAGCTGTTGCTGGTTCCACTGCTGGTAAGCGCACACGTCAAACTTTCATGAGGTTTAACTACCAGCCAGGTAAGTCCTTCCAAATATTCATGACCTTCAACCTGGACAAAACTGGTGGAGGCACTGGCATAACCCGTACTATCGGCTATGGAGATGATAATAATGGTGTATTTCTTAGAGACAATGAAGGAACGTATGAACTTGTTATTCGCACGCACACATCAGGTAGTGCTGTGGACACTGCTGTATCTCAGGCTAATTGGAATGTAGATAAGTTTGATGGAACTGGGCCGAGTGGTATAACCCTTGACTTCTCTGATACACAGATATTGTTCGTTGACCTTGAGTGGCTTGGTGTTGGTCGAGTGAGGATGGGGTTTGTTATTGATGGCAAGATATATTATGCACATTATTTCAACCATGCTAATGTAATTCAGACCGTCTATATGTCTACTCCCAATCTCCCTCTGCGTTATCAGATAGAGAATGATGGCACTGGTGTTGCATCTTCACTCCAGCACATCTGTTCCTCTGTGAGTAGTGAGGGTGGGTATGATGACTTGGGTGTATTGCATAGTGCTTTTAATGGCGTTGTGACTAGCCTCAATTCCCCCAACCTGTATGCATTAATGTCTGGGAGATTGAAGACTACACACTTCGGTACGTCTATTGATGTGATCGATTTGTCAGGACTGGTCACCACTAATGACAGAGCTCGGTGGGGGTTTTATGTCGGGGGAACTGTAGCCGGTACACATACATATGTTGATGAACCTACTACGGCTGTTCAGATTGCTCGAGGAGATGCAACAAATACATACACCCCGGGCAAGCTTGTGTCGGGCGGATACTTTACACAAAATCTTCCAACCCTTAATAGTGTACAGAATGCATTAAGACTGGGTAGTGCTATTGATGGCACTCCTCAAGAGTGGCATTTGGTTATTGCTCCACTTGCTGCAAACTTGCAGATAGCTGTTAGCGTTGGCTGGCGGGAGATGGCATAATGTGGTTTGATGCGGCTTTTGGAATTGCTGGCCTCACCACTGTAGGTTATCGCCAGTATAAGAGTGATGGTAGTGATGCTGTTGCACGCACTACTGCAAATGTTGTTGAAATCGGAGGAGGCGCCTACGGATGTGACATCACGCTAGATGATGCTGCTGTAGGTATTGAATGGGATACGGGAGAGGCCACGCCAATATACGCACATGAGTCTGTTGTTATGACTCGTATGGTGTATGAGCTATGGAAGTGGGAGGGACTGGAGAGCGGTAATGCAATGACTGTTACACCGGCATCTCGTGCTGTGTCAGATGGAACTATGAGCGCTACTCTCACTGGAGATGGTATCACTACTAAGACAGTGAGTAGGGCTTAATGGCTAATCATACGAGCCCCTTGTCAATAGCGACAAGCGGGTATATCTCAAATAAGAAGTGGGAAGCTTATGGATCTATCCCACTCGCAACTGCTACCGATGGTTACATTACTCTCAATCCTGAGGGGAGATTAGGCGGAGGTATGCGATACGAGGAGTACTTGAGGAGAAATCCCAAGTTGTACCAAGAAGAGGATGAAGAATTGTTGTCCTTAGTTATGGCTGTCGTCAGCCGAAATTTACTTAATTAAGAGAGGGTATTATTATGGCGAAGAAGAAGAAGGGTATGGGTGCTGCTAGTATGTTCGGTGGTCTTGCTGGTGGTGCTGCGAAAGATTTGTTTGGTCGGGGTGCTGCTATCGATGCAGCTGTGCGTCGTGGTAGCGGTATGGCACAGAAGACTGGGATGAAGAAGAAGGGCGCTAAGCGGGGGTACTGATCATGAGTGGGGACACCCAGGGGAAGGTGATCTCCGGCAGCAATTGGCATCTTGATAAGAAGGTGCCTTTAGCTCTGTTGTTCGCTATTGTAGTCCAGACAGCCAGTGCATTCTGGTGGGCAGGTAAGGTGGATGCTGCTCTAGGGTATACGGAATTACGTATACAGGCTGTCGAAGCTGAGAATAAACTGGTACGAACTCTCTCTGAGAAAGTTATTAGGATAGAATCACATATGGATAATGTTGATAAAAATATTGAGAGGTTAATGCACAGTATTGAAAGGCATACAGATAAAGTGTTGGGAAAAGAGATGCAACTAGAAAGTTCTTTTGTAGAGTTTTCTTCTTTTGAAGCTTGCGATAATCAACTATAAATAGAAGGGGACCATCAGAGTCCCCTTTCTTATGTCCGGTAACTACTTACCCTTAAACACCGCTCCAGGCCTTATAGCATCTACACCTACCTCATAAGGCACACCACTTACTCTCACTGTCATGTCCGGTTTTGTGTCCGGTTTAACAAGGGCCTGATTCTCTAGCTGAACAATCTTAGCTTCCATCTGCATAACAGCTCTCTTCAATCCTTCGATGTCATCTCTCATATCAGTTAGTAAGGACATTACACTGCTCCTTTCACACGTTGATCAGCCAACAGTACAATGTGATTGCCATTGGATTGAATTACTTTCAACTCTCCCCACCAGCGCCCAAGCTTCTCCATCCACCAGTCAGGGGACTTCACTGTAACATGTGGGTCTGATCCATCAGGCAATCTCTTCTTTGCTGGCCGACAGGAGATAGTGAAGAACACCCTTCGTCCCATCAGCCATAAATCAAACAAGGTGCTGGTGAGGTTGTCCTCAAGGACATGCTCCATTACATCTGTACAGATGATAAGGTCATGTGGTTTGATTAGCCCAGAAGGAAGCTTATCCTTTCCAGGGATGGCTGGGTCATACCAATACTTCACCGGTACGTCCAGGGATGACAAGAGCTCTGACTGACCGCAGCCGAAGTCTAGTACATCCTTCACCTTATATTCATAGATGATGCTCTGAACATCATCCAGGTAATCAATGGATGTGTTGCCATATACCACCTGCTCATGCATCAGTTTGTATTGCTCAATCAAACTTTCTCTTGTGTGTTGTACCATTCGTTTTGTTTCCTTCGTTCTTCCCGCATCTCTGCATTGTTGGTGTATACCTTAATCATTACATTCTCAATCCCTAAAGCATCAATAGCAAATATCTTCTGGTTTCCAGCTGCAATAGCATACACCTTCTTATCTATAACCATCTTTGGGAGATCGGATCTCATACGATAGTTTGGGTAGGAATCCTCTGGATTAGCTATCAATAGGATGGGAGAGATCTGGCCTTCCTTGGCGAAGGACCGGATAACTCTTACAAGCTTATCCGGATCCTCCACTCTATATTGTGTAAGAGTGATATCCTTCCTTGGGATTATTAATGTCTCATTCGTATTCATCATCTTACTGGACACATCCCGCCTTCGCAGTCATTGATGTCGATATCATCGAAGTTAATATCATTAATGGAAGTGATAGGGCTCACCTTCGATGCCATCTGTTCGTATGTCTCTTTATCAATCTCCTCATAAGGTGCCTGGTCAAAGCCATGCCCTGAATGCAGGAGAAAGCTGACAGTTTTGACATTCACATAGTTGTCTTTGAGCCAGGCCTTAATCTCATCAAGCTCCTCTACCTTGTAGTAGACAGTAACAGAGACTGAATTGTCTGACCAGTTGGCCTGGAGTTCCTTGATTGTGTTAAGTTGGTCCACTGCTGTCATCTCATCAGCCAATACAGCATTCTCAGGATAGCTGCAAGGGAATTCGACAACAGAGGTTGAATGATCCTCGGTGCCGTCGAAGTTCCTCACATATTCCACATTGTATCCCTTAGCCCTGCATGCCTTCACTAACATATGCTCAGAGGCTATACGAATACGTCTGATGTAATATCTGCTGTAACCTGGGTGAGCGCCAGGGGTCACTCCTGCAAGCAGCGAGAGGGTCCCTGAGGGCTTTACAGTGGTGAGCTTTACACTCTCTGGCCACCCCATCTTAGCAGAATACTCTTTATCCAGCTCACGGAGACGCGGATAGATGTTCTTACACCACTGCTTCTGCTCAGGTGTGCTCATCAAATATCCAGTGACACCAATACCCATTCTCATATTCTTATGGACAATCTCTTCGGTCTCCTTCAAGGCGCATGGGATTGCCAGAGAATGCTTATTCACTTTATACAGCATGGAGGCTACACCAAACAGCTCCTCCTCACTGGTGATATTAGGTAGCCAGATCTCAGAGAGACAGCAAGTTTCAAAGTCTGCCAGTCCTTGCTCAGCACAGGGATTAAATCCCATTACAGTGGGATCAGGGTATTCAGTCTCCCCAGTACGGCCCATCCTACGAGCAGCCTCAAGATTGATTAGGCCATAAGGCTCTCCATCCCCTAAGTAACCCCTCCAGAAAGCTTCAGGAAGCTTGTCAATATCCTTGGAGTCACAGACAACAGAGTTGTTAGACATAGCTCGCCAGTTCGGAATGTCCCCCATAGACCAGTTTTTGGCTTGGAGATAATCAATATCGTCAAAGTCACCAATGGCTATCTGAGCACTACGACGTACATTCCCTGCCACTACAACTGATCCAATGATATTCATAATATCCAGGCAGTCAATAGGACGGAGGCGCCTGTTCGATCTGGAGTTGAGGACTTTATTGATATTGAACATACCCTCAACCAGATCCTCAGGTCCAGATGCTGTGCCTCCAAACCCCTTAATCGGACTGCCCTTGGAACGAATGAGATGGGTGGCAAAGCTGAACCCTTCCCCGGTGTAGAAAGAGGCCTTCAATACCTTACCCAGGAGCTTCACCCATCCTTCTCGAGAATCAGGGACAATGAAGTCAGCATCATTCTCATCCTTCCGTACAATCTTCACCTTCCCTGGTTTCACCTTCGGGAGCTGGTAAACATTCTCCCGTTGAATGTTAAAGCCTACCCCACTCCCAAGCATCAACATCTCAAAGGCCCAGGTGAATGGACGTACAGGCTGATTGACTGTAGTGAATGCACAGTTCTGAAGAGAAGGTAGGCCTAGTCGATCAACAGTGCCTGTTCCAAGCTGCCATAGGAAACGGCCGGCCACTGTTCCCTTCAGCTCAGTCATATACTTAGTCAGCTGAGCCTGCTCATCACTACCGAAGGAGCAATCGAGCTGCTTATTGCATGCCTTCACTACACGGTTAATAGTGTCAGGCCACTCCTCCTTTACCCCTTTCCGTATATCTCTTGCATATGTTCTCTTGTAGGTGATGTATCCTACCTCACCCCATGGTGTTACCGTATCTGTACTCAAGCGTTCTCCTCCTCTATCACTGCATCTTCTGGGATATCATCACACAAGATATCATGTTCAACTCCGTCTTCGTCTTCATACCAGCATACACATGATGCTGGCTCTTGCGGGAATAGCTGTACCTTATAATACTTTTTGCTCACCTATCACTCCTTTCTTCTGCCGCTCGATATATGCAAGACACTCTTCATACCCGCCAGAGAACACTACACGCTTGTATGCCGTCCCTTGGTAGTATTCAAATGTATCTTCCTCTACACAATACATAGACCCGCCGGCGTGGGTTATGTTAACGGTTGTCGCCGTTACCACTCAACACCCCTCTTGCCTGACGTGAGATTAGCTTAGTGTGGTTAATCTTCAAGACATCAGATGCCTTAATATCCATCTCATCACAGATGCGTACCAGATACCAGAAGACATCTCCAATCTCTTTGATGAAGTTGTCGTCATCCCAATTCTTATCTCGAATATATTTCTTAACTTTCTCTGCAATCTCACCACTCTCGCCATTCAAACCTAAAGCCAGATAAGGGAGAGCATCGATACCCTCTCCTGGGTAGAAAGCTGTAGTCTTTGTAAAAATTTGATAATCGTCTAAGTTCATAGTGTTGTCTCCATATAAATAGTCTTTTTCAATCTCGTTTTCAAGTCCAAACTCTTGTTGTGCTTTATTTAAATCTTAATCCTCCAACAGACTCATAACTAAATCTTCTTTAGTTGTGTAAAGGTCATCCATTGGATACCTCACAGGCGATGAAGTATCATAGATGCCTCTAATAACCAATGCATATTTTACTGTAGTGAAACACTCCCTTTCAGAAGTGTCATCAACCATACTCTCCCCCACTGCATAAACAATCCTCTCAGTGGGTAGATTATTCTCCATAATCCACACCTTGTCATATACGTTCAGCATTGTCTTCCATCTCCTTCATCCCAGCTGAAATAGTGGTATAAATCCCTTGCGTCTTTTTCTGAAATTACATCATATTCTTCAAGCATCATAATAATATGATTAACAGAACAATCCAGCTTAGAGGCCATTCTCATAAAAGAAGATTCTAAATACTGCATATCTTTAAAGTTCATTCACCGCTCCAAGGCTTAGGATCCTTCATCCAATGTTGAATAAAATTCCAAGACTTATGAATCCCATTATGAGGGAGAGTGCAAGCACTGCAATCTTTCCTCTTAACCCCATCATACTCGAGCACTGTATAAGGGCCAGGACATTCAAGAAAAGCCAAAGGGCAATAGCAAAAAAGGCAGTTGAATCGTTCATCAGGAATTCCTGTATGGCAAGGGAAAAATTCACATTCACGTCTTGGACCTCCTTTGAAGTGGTCAGTGGTTACTGTGTCTTTAGGCTGGATAGGTTCAGTCATTAAGCTCTCACTATCTCATAGTCAGGGAACTTAGCTTTAACTCGAGGAAGGTGTTCACTTTCCGAAAAATTTACCAGCTGAAGTGATCGATTCTTGTGATATAGTGTAATCGTCTTATTGATCTTATCATCAATAAAATTCTCAGTGAAGATGTATTCACCACCCTTCCTTGCTATTTGACAAATCCCCATATCAAAATTAAATAGAAGTGAATATCCTTTCATCCCCTCACTCAAGAACTTAGTGCTAATAAGATCAATATCAACACCATCTACCTGACACTTCACTATCCTAGTAATACCAATCTCCTCAATCTTATAGTGATCCTCAGACTCTGTTATAGTGGGAATAGTAAGACACATTCCCCTGCTTTCAAACAACTCTTTAAGAAGATCACTTTCTCGATTACCTATCTTTACATCTGAAGGAATCCATATATCAATATCTTTTGGAGTTTTACCAAAATAAATATCCCTAGGGAATCCACCTGCTATCATTGATTTGCTTCCGTACACTAGAGAAAACACATCCAGTATATCATCTGCAAGCTTAAGAGTCTTATTCATTTTTCTACACCTCGCAAATAGAGTTCAAGAATAGCCAAAGCATTCCATGCCATGTGTGCCATGTGAGGAAGATTGCTCTCCTCATCCATCTCCAATCCGCTAGACATCTTCAACCAATGTCTCATCAATGCGTTGTTGTACCTCTTCTCTGCACTTATCACTTCCAGCCATCCATGCTCAGAGTACTTCTCAGCCCCGAACGTTCCCACCTTAGATACTTCCATCAAAGCCCTTGAGAAGTCTCCTAGAACGAGCCCAGCTTTAGGCTTACCCTCGTCATACTTAACACCAGGTATAGTCATGGCATACTCCTTAAAATTATTGAATGGAGGTAAGACATTGCACCAAGGATGGTGAATGGTTTTTGGTAGGCACAGTCAACAAACTGATAGGCACTATTCCCATCTTCCAAATCTGCAATAAGAATGAAGTCAGGGTATTCAGTTTCATCCTCTGCTGCCTCAAGCTTGGACAGCAATACTCGGAGGATAGCTTTAGGGTCTTGGTTATAGGCATTAAACTGTTCAACTGACATTTAGAATCTCCTGATCACAATCTCTTGTGCATTAGTATTAGGGTTTACCCAGAGCTCTTCTACTTCAAGGCGGTGTGTTATGTGGATGGGGCATACATCAAGCAACACCCAACCACCTTTATCATTACATAAAAAAGAAGGGGCCTGTCTGGCCCCGTCTACGATCTCAATCTCTTCCATCAATTATTTAATCTTCTTACTCAAGTCGTGCAGGAGTGCTTTCTTGTGGGGGCTATATCCCATAAGCTCTTTTGGAACTGCCTTCCTCCCATTAATTCTCCACATGTTAATGTTTGGGTTGTAGTCCAGCCAATAGTCTGAGCCTTTAATCTCTTCTTTAATTGTATCTTTCGATGTTGCAAAGTATCGCATTTAGTGGTAATACCGTGAGTTGGATTGATGCTCTTCTACATCAAAGGTGATTGTATATTCTTTACCAGAGTTTTTGTCCATCAAAGAAAGGCGAAAGCTATCCTCTGGATCTTCGATGTATAAGTTCAAGATGAAGTTCACTACATTTCCTAACGGTGTCTGCATAAACTCTATCTTTTCTTCTGGGCTCAAATCGTCCATCGTACTTTATCTCCTGTCTAGGAAAGTTCCAAAGATTCAGTGGTGGTAGTTTCAATAGAGGCCATTCAATCATTATACCGTAAGTACATCAACACGCTTCTTGAACTGATCATCAGCATATCTCTCTCGGGGATATGATCCACAATCCTTGCAGTGATATTGCTTATAACCCATCACTTTGGTTCTCTTATAGGATTTGAATGACAAGTTTGTGCTGCCGCAATTAGGGCAAACTTTATCCTCACCACGTGGTAGCCATAGAGCTTGATTAGGATGACCCTTAATCCAAGGCAGTAGCTTGAGATATAAATCCTCTAGCAAGACAGTGTCCTGGATATTATAAGTCTTCATATTTTCCCAGGACTGGATGAGTTCAGGGGTGAGTGTATCCCGGGGGATGTTGAGAGCGGTCATGCAATCCTCCCACAAAGAGAACCCCTTATGGCTCACCTTCCCGCCAATACCAAGCTGCTGTGCTACGAAGTCCAGCTTATTACTCATGAATCTAAAATTACTCTTCACTACATTAAGAAGATCAATTTCATGTACAGGAGATGCAGGAGTCATTCCATTCAAAACAAACTCTTTATTCAGAATAGGTACATCGAACTTCTTTCCGTTGTAATGTACCACTGCATCTGCCTCATCCATCAAGCTCCAGATGGACTGGAGCATATCTTTTTTAGTGTCGTGGAAAAGACTCTTAAAAATAATATCATCTTCCCCATGCCACTTAGCAGCATAGCAAAGCGTGAACCCAGGTTTCACAATCTGGTGAATACCTACATTCTGTTTGTGTAAGCCCCAGACGTAGGCAACAGCGGGTGCTGTTTCAATATCCAGATGCAAAACCTTAAGGTTGTTAGTCATAAAAATTACACTCCATCATGTCCTCTTCGGACATCTCAATTTTTTTGTCAGCATAGTAAGCATTTACAATATCGCTTACTTCCTCAATGGTGAATACTCGATGAGTGTATCCCGAGGGGCACACATAGTCCTCTTCCTCTAATATCGTGCCACATGTTGTACAGATTTTAACCATCACTTCTTCCTCTCTTCATTCGTTTTTAACTGGTGGCACTCGAGGCATAATACTTGGTAGTCTTCACCTGATTCATTTTCCGGTGTTAGTCTTTCAATAAACCCAGCTACATCATCAAGACTTTTAAGACTTCCTGCCGGCTGAACGTGATCAATCTGGATGGACTTTTCGGGGAACCATCCCTTGCAAGCGTTACACTGATATTCCCATTTTTGTCTTCGATTAGATCCAGTATACTCCCGTCTGGCTGCAAGCTTACAGTCTGTAGCAGGTTTCCAATAACGGAACTTATGCCTGAGGGCCGAACGGATTGCGGAGAAATATTGGGATTCTGTCCAGGTGCCGCCATTACGAGTCCTCTTAACTCTCCTTGCCATCGCTTTCAGTTGCCGTTATAGGGTCGGGTACTGGCAGATTCATAATGGTATGCTTCAGTGCTACCATAGCCTCAGCCTCACTACCTTTCAAATCAACCCGGCTCAAAAACTCAACTGCAATTTTCTTCAACTCTTCATTCATAATTTTACCTCTCTATTAATAATACTCTTCAATGTGGAATAACTGTCTTTGTATGGGCATCTGCTATCGCTACACCCATACCTCCCCTGTCCCTTCACATGTCAGGCACATCTCTGATAGGCCTGCATTGCTTGTAGTATACCCTCTCCCTTGGCAATCAGGACATACATCAGGCATTGGTATAGGACAATGATGTGGCCCGCCCTTCTCCCTCCATGTCCTGTCCTTCTCGTTGTCCAGATTCTTCTTATAAGCCACGATTAAATGTCTCTCGTACCGTTGATGGTGATATATTTAGAGGTCCGTTCCTTTTATCATATTGGAGCTTAAGCTCAAGGATAGTTTGGAGATCCATCCCAAAGAGCTTTATATCTTCTGTAGCGAATGTGGACATAATCATATCTAAAGCTAAAGTTACATACGCTCCATTCACATCCTTTATAACTACATGATTAGAACTCATAATAGAATCTCCCAGGCTCATACATCTGATCTCTCTCCTGCCTCATCCAGATAAGATTACCAACTTCATACAGAGCATCTGTATTACCTTCATACAGATTAAGTATATAATAATAGATATCTTTCTCGTTGTCAAGCTTATCTATTGCTTTGTTCCACTGAGCTGGTGTGTTTCTGCTTTTTCCCATGAACTCTTTCCAGCCAGGAATGTTATCCGTCTTATCCCCGATAAGAAGTTGCTTATAGAAATTCTTGCAAGCAGCTTCCAGGGTGATGAAGTGGAGTTTCTTACTGGCAACGTTATACCGCATTCCGGGCACCATGTCAAGGTCTTTGTCCTTGCAGACGATGATGGTTTCCTTCTTATCCCACACTGGCCACTGGTTAATACTACACCCATCATCAGCCTCTAGCCCATCCATCTCCTCATACTGGTAGTTGGTCTTGAGGTAGTCCTTAATCTCTTTGATGTACACTGGCTTGCTGCCAGGATCCCGGTTTCCTTTATAACCGTGTACCGGCTCACCCTTAATCATGCAAGGTGTATTGGCTACCCCCTCTCTGACATTGTCCTTTCCAGAGAAGAATAGTGTATAACTGTTAGCATCACCCTTCTTCATCAGGGAGTTGACAATCATCTTGGCATTGTAAAGGGCCATCTTCAGAGGCTCGACCCTCTTCTCCCTGCCCACTGTGATGTCATCTCCGTCAACCAATCCCCATCTATCACAGTATTCCACCATGTCCTTGTGGTATGGGAAGGAGGCCATAGGTCCATCCTCTTCCTGGCCATTGGCATAGATAAGGTAGTGTGTCTTCTCTACAGAAAACCCAGCTGCATATGCAATCTCATCGCCTTCAATCAGCGCTCTCATTTATCTTCTCCTTTATGAGAATAAGAATTGTACTCTATTCCGGTGTTCCCGGGCATGGCTTCTTCATTGCCTTCTTGGCAACCGGTGCTCTGGTAGCTATCAGGCCACACTTGCTACAGTACCGGTAGTTGCAGATCTTAAGATTAAAGTTATGTGCCTTACTCATAGAATACTATGTGCTCATTTTTATAAGGGCATCTATCGTCTATGCATTCTGCACCATCACCACGGTATACCCAGGCTTCTGCATCATCACACCATCCCGCATAATCAGCTCTATCTAACAGTGGGCAATTTTTACATGAAGTCACATCAAAGATAAGCTTCATAGGTTCTCCCCAAGAATCTCATCATACTCTCCATCAGCTTTATATAGCTGGTAATAACGATTAGCCTCTTCAATCAAACTCATACCGTATGGACCTTCAACACTCCATAGTCCTAGCTTACATGAGATAATGCAACGACCTGTATTCAAGAACATGAAGGTGGTACACTTACGCATCTCTAATTCTGCGTTCATTATTTAAAATAGTTCTCCTTACTTGGGATAGGCCGCCAGTATTCGCACTGTTCCGGGCGCATACCATCTCTGGCGTAAAAACAATCATGAATGTGGCCATCAATAAGTACACAGGAATCAGGTTCCATATGTTCTTCCAGATCACAATGACAGCCGTATTGGATGTCATCAAATTTCCCAAGCTCAAGAACTTGTTTAATTGAGTCTGCAGCATCATACATACCTAGTCGTGCGGCAACTCGAATTAGATCCTGTACCTGGCTAATTGTAGAATCTTGTCGTTGAGGTCTTGATGGGATTCCATCTAGTATATTGTCATTCATTAACCACTCCCAATAAATACAATCGTTTCAATATGTTTAATCTTTCTCTTATGGGTCTTTTCCATTCGAGCTTTCACATCCTCTTCATTGCTTGCTTTGATAGTGAGGGCAGGAAGATTGTTATCAAATAATACACGCCATATGGCTAGCTTCTTAGGCATTCACTGATAACAGAGTTGCCTCTGTCCTAATACTATCCACATTATTACGCTTACGTTGCTCATGCAATATCTCTTTAGCATTAGGTGTTTGTAGATCTCGGATAATCTCCAGTGCCTGTGGCACCTTATCAAGAGTGATGATGAGCTCTTCCTTTTCTTTAGAAGGCTCGAATATCATCCATTCATTCTTATCTTGGAGTGGAGAATCTGGTGGAGACATAGGCCGCCCTACACTCATAGGCTCCCAATCTATGACAGGCATGTGCATCCTTTCCGCTATCCCTTCTTTGCTTGAGAGAGTAATCTCTTCAGGGAAGTAGAGATATTCCATAAAGTGACGCGCAGATGACATCTGTTCCGTTGGTAAACTAAAGCTTGCTACCATTCCTGTACGTTTATTATACAGGCGAACCATGTATAACATCATATAATCATTGCGGGCTAAGTCGAACTGCCACCCACTTAAGACCAGCTCTCTGGATTGTGCTACCCAGGGACCAGCTCTAACTGTAACCCCTGGATCCAGAACATGTGAGTGGATATTAGAGGTTGTCAAGCTCATATACAAACTCATCCAGCTCGCGCTCAAGGTTGCGAACAATAGCCTTAGCATCATCGATCTGCTTCAGCTTCTGTTTTAGAAAAACAATACTGTTTTCCTAAAAATTATCAGCATTTTTATATGTCGCAAGGTATTGAAAATAAAGTTATTTCACGGATATATGGCCGTGGTAGGGGGTGGGCCTTTACCAAGACCGACTTTGTGGCCGAATTTGGCGAGGCTAATATCCACCAGGCGCTTTCCAGCCTGACCAAGGCTGGCAAGATCCAGCTCCCACTCAGCCTGCTTCTTGATATCATCAATATTCATAATACACTCAACACTTTCAGTACAGCCTTATCCAAATCATCTGCTTCTCTGATTGGCCATGGGATTGGACTACCATGGGTGTCTAAATCAGAATACAGCCAATCCTTTCCATCCCTTTCCCTGATGTATTCAGCTCCATCAATTAGAGTTGATAACTTCTTCTTGACAACCTTATTCACATTGTCGGGAGATAAGATGACGTCTTCACATACAGTACGTTGAACTGTTAATTTCATTAATATAATCCTACGGCTGTAAGAAACTCCTCTCTCTTAAAATTAGGATTATCTGTTTCGAAGAAATCAGCCATATCTTCTGCAATATATTCCCACAGATCCCACAGACGATACTCACTATCATAGCATGTATACATATCGTATATTGGTGCAACAGGCTCATTATCTTTTAAGATTTTAGCAACAGCTATGTAATGTTTCTTTGTAAACATTAGAAATCCACCACTGCAATTCTAAGATAATCAGAAGCTTTCCAGTCTCCATAACTGAAATTATTTAAAGGGTTGTCAACCCACCATTTTCCATTACACTTAGTAAGAACAAACACTTCATAGGAGGGGTGAATATCCTCGACTAGGATAATAATATTTTCAAGTGCAGTTTTATCCAAGCAGGCTTGAAACTCTGCCGGAGTCTTCCAGATAATATCTTTATTCATCGCTTTAATCCTCTACCTTTTTGTTTACATACATGCTGTGCATTAGTTTAACCTCAAGTCTTTGTAAGTACGTGCTGAGTCTTCAACGAAGTCTTCAATATCATCTACTTGATAGAGCCTTCCTGTTTCCTTAGCATAATATAGATGAGCAGCTGCTCCTGTCAACCCTGCATATCGATTCTTTAACACAACAATCTTTGTCATGTTCTGAATCTTTGGATCATCAGCTTGTTGATTTCTCTCCAACCCAATCACTGCATCAGACAGCTGAGCAATTGAATGGCTGCCTCGGAGTTGGTTGAGGGTGACGTTAGCTCCCTGCTCATGCCCCTTGTCACCACTACCACGGCGAAGGTGTGATACTAAGAACAGCCCGGCGCCTGTCTCCTCAATGAGCTTCCGTAGATTGGTCATGATGCTATCAATAGTACGACGCTCATCTCCACCATCCTCCATAGCTGATACTACAATGGAAAGATGATCCAGGAATATCCACTTGCAGTCCATACCCTTAATCAAATATCTCACTTGTGTTATGAGATTCTCTTCTGAAGTGGACCCGAAGTGATCATAGGATATGAATCTACCAGTGCCAGCTGTATTATCCCAGTGCTGCTTGATAACCTCTCGCTTAACATTCTTCCTCTCTTCCCTGATATGCAGAGGGAGGGAAGCATCCACTGATACAATGCCCCATTGTGTACGGCCGATTGATTCCTCTAGGGCCAGCACTCCAATGTTGTCCTCTGTCTTCTTGAAGAGCCAATGCTCGAGCTCTCGAATGATGGCACTCTTTCCCATCCCAGACCCTGAAGTGATAGTGACGATCTCGCGAGGCCTGACGCCGTACAGCTTGTCATTAAGGCCATCCCAGGGGTAGGGTATAGAGTCGATGCTATCGTCGGCCCACATCTCATCCCAGGCCTGTGAGAGGCGAATGATACCATCGGGCCTATACTCTTTTGCATTCCATACAGCCTTAACCCATTCCCCATACTTCCGTTGGAGAAGCATATCGTTGGTGTCCTTCTCTGACATGGACCCAATCTTAGCCTTCCCTGGTGTCAGCAGCTCTGCTATATCTTTAGCAGCCTTCTGTCCCGGGGAGTCCTGGTCCATCATCAACACTACATTCTCAAAGCTCTCAAGCCACTCCAAGGCGTCCTGAGCATTGCGTTTAGCTGAGGCTGCACCATGAGGGATAGATACTACAGCATAATTTTTATTATTCTTCTTGAGGATGTCATAGGCAGCCAGACAATCCAGCTCACCCTCAACAACGATTAAGAGCTTTCTGCTTCCCCCTGCATACAGGTGTTGACCAAAGAATTCACAGCCTTTTGTATCTCCTCGTGAGATAAAGTCCTTAGTGGCAACGGTGCGCTCTTTGTATCCCGTAATCTTTCCATGTTTATACACAGGGTAGTAATGCCGATCAACTTCCCCGGTCCCAGTATCAAATGACACCCTGACCCCAAACTCTTTGCAGGCATCTTCTGATATACCTCTGTCTGGAAGGGCCTGGATTGGGAGATCTTTAATCCAGTCAATGCCTTTGTTTCTATCTAATCCTGATGTGATCTTGGGCCGGTCATCCTCCTCACTCTCTTCTGCTTCTCCTTGTGGTACGAACTTATTACAGCTCCAGCAATATCCATCAAGCCTCCCATCAGGCTTCTCATAAATAGCCAGTGCATCAGAGCTACCACACTTCGGGCAGGATGTGTGATATAGGAATTGACCTTTTGTTTTGTCTTCATATTTTTTCATATAATGTACCAGCATTCATTCATATAATAATTACCATTGTCATCTTGTCGGCACTCTCCGCCATCAAGAAACAGATAGTATGTTAAACTGTGAGGGTAATCATTAAGGGGGGAGGATATAGTTAAGAAGCATATAAAGAGGATAAATTTAATATCATTCAACAGGACCAGTGATTGCATGCTTGATCACCTATCTGAGCAGTATCCATTACAATCCCTCATAACTAGTTTCCTCAAACATATGGAGAGGGAGGGGGTTGGGGGCATGGAGAGGAGGTCCTTTCCTCTTTAACACAGGTAAAAGACCATTTGGTGACATGAGGCAGATTAAATCCTCAACAGTCAACCTCAATAGCTCCTCTTGCCTAAAGAACTTACCACTTGCATTTATAATAGAAACCTGTATATCTTCTAAGGCATTGTGCTCAGGGCCACCGTATGACCAATCTTCAATCTTCATATTAGAAATCTCCCGGAGCTACTTGGAAACAAGGGAGCCCCATCCCTCTCCACAAATCCACCACTTGATTCCGGTCATCAAGAATAAAATCAATATGATATTCACCCTTAACATAGGATTCAAACATCTCCTTCTTTAACACGCTGTCCTTCCTATAATCACCAGCTGGTCTCATGAAGAGGTGAATGGAAGGTTTACATAAATCTATCTTAGCCTTATCCTTTAACCAGCGCTCAGTCTCCTTCCTCACTTTTCCTGCAGCCTCTCGACCTGATAGAAAGATGATGTGTCCATCGCCTCTATCCAGGTAGTTCTGCAATACCATCTGAACACCCCTGTTTACATCATCATTGTAACAAGAGGCGCCGTCGTATGGACTACGGCCACCTATGAGGGCTAGGGTTCCATCAAGATCACAGATGATGGCGTGAGGGAGATCCTCATCCTGCTCCATTGGCTCAGTCTTCTTATACTCTTCCGGCCTCAACCATCTATTGTACATCTCCGTGATCACCTTCTCACCAACAGGATTATCTCTCTTGCTATCTCGTTGAATACAGTCAGTTAAACTTACATCCTTGCTGAAGTCTATAACTTCAATTAATACACTCTTATTATATTGTTTCCGGAAACGGCTAACAAGCTTAGAGATAGTTTTAATATTATGTGGGTTTAGATTAGTGTCATCCACTATTACATGCTTTCCCTTCTCCAATGAAAGCCAAATCAAATCATCCCTTGCTTTCACTACAAATTCTTCATTACCTTTAGACCGGTGACTGTCATCAAACATCTCTCTCAGCAGGTCTTTGTTGATCCTCTTGATTCCACCAGGGTTGGTGAGGAGTTTCTTCTTAGCCCAAGTAGACTTACCTGAAGCAGGGAGTCCCCTGGTAATATGTACTGTTAGCATGGCTTCAACACCCGTCAAGCTCTATAAACAAGTCTATAAGTTCTTGTTCATTAGCCCCAATAATAGATAACATATTCATACCATCATTACTCATAAGGATACTCACAATATCATCTATGACAGCTTCCCTTTTACTTGGAAAAAGCTGGCCGAATTTATTAAGATATGCTTCTGTTTGCCTGGGCATTAATCACCTCCATTCATTAACTGCTTCTTGTAGAATTCAGGGAACCCTTTGACAGATTCACTTAGTATATCCTTCCCAAACTCATTCCAGAGTTTTTCCATGATATTGTGCTTCTCCTCCTCAGAGATATCATCTTTGATTCGTTCAATGAGAGGACCAATATCTTTAGGTGTACCCGTTAGCTCACCCTTCTCTTTCAAGTATTGAACGGCTTTGTTCCATCGTGCCTCAGTACGGAAGCCTTCCTTATAGGTCTGCCACTTACCTCTGCCAGTGTTCTCTTTGTTCCAATTCTTGTTATGTACTTCCTTGAAGGCCTCAGACACATACTTCCCTGACATGATAGGAAGAAGTTGGCTTCCTACAAGATGCTCCTGATATCTCTTAACTACTACACCCTCAATCTTAGGTCCACCCAGTTGGCTCTCCGACTTCAAGAAGGTTTCAATCCACTCTGATGTAGAGATGTCCTCAGGCTTCATCCCAGTGTAGAGAAGCTTTACGACACCCACTCCAAAATGCATTGCCTCATTCTTAATCTTAGCATATTCAAAGGGTACTCCATCTGGATCCAGCACGCCAAAGAGAGCTATGTTGTTTTGTGGTGTTTTATCATAAGCAAGAGTGGAATGCTTAGGCTTACACAATGTCTCACCGTAGTAGATGTGACTGTCAAGGAGATAGTCTTGCTCCATCAAGATGTATTGAACAGCAGGGTAGAACAGATCATTCTCTGGAATATCACGTACAAAGTGATCACCATCATAAATGAATGCACCCTTACTACGGATGAATACATCCTCACCCTTCCGCATGAAGCCAAGCTGACTACCGTCAATCTTCTCTGTTACTTCAACTGGCACATCAACACTTTGTTTGATGGGCCTATCGCCAATGTGAAAAATCTTTGGAAATGATTGCATTTTACCTGTCTCCATAATATGTCTTTAGGTATGTTGCATACTCTTTATAGCGTGGATTAAGCAGCGTATCAATATGTTTTATAGACTGTACTGTATTTGATATAAGTTCCTTATAAGCTTTACTTTCAGCTTCCGCCCTTGAATCTGCCCTTATCTGAATAGTCTTAAAAGGATACTCTGCTCCGTAGTGGTATAAACCAAAGACATAAATAGCTATTGGTATGTGTCGTAAAACTGGTTGCATAATATCCTCCAGACATAAAAAACCCACCAGCACCACAATATAAACATGCAGTGAGGTGGGCCGTGTTAACTAAGGATTATACTTAGACCCGGGAATTGTTACTGTTTCCTTAGTCATCATCGCCAGCCACATCAAGGAGAGCTTTGAGGGTACTCTCCTCGTAGTCCACTGCCTCCTTACACTTGGTCTTCAGCCAATTAGGAAGCTTGTTATAAGCATCGATATCCGGGTCATAGAAGTCGAACACTACCGGATCATTCTCCAGCTCGGGGACAGGCAGCTCCTCGGGGGTAGGGGTGACGGTGACAACCTTGGGATTGCCACTCTTGGTGTGGCCAACCTGGCACATGATAGGCACACCAATTGCACTACTGTAGTCATCCTCATCGGGTAGGATAGGATCTACCTGCTTATACAAACCGCTCTTCTCATACCACTCATTGTATGAACCATCAGGCTGATACTTGTCCACGATCTTGAAACTCTTAGTCAACCAACGTGGCTTACTCTCTCCATCCACATCCATACGGAGCTTACTGAACTCAAAGATAAAGATGAGTTCTTCTCGTGCTGGCTTATCCTCACCAGTCTGCCAATCCTTCTGAGGCTGGACACCAATGTCCACAACACAAGCAACCCGGCCTGTGTAGGTTCCTTTCTTAATCTCAGGAAGATCGATTTTCTTAGAGCTGCTGTTATTATTGCGCTTTGCATTTAATGGCATTTAGATTTCCTCTAGCATTGTAATATGCGTTGAATGTTTAACTGACTTTACTGTTACGGATACATCATCGTATCCTTTATCACGGAGTGTATCCCGTAATTCTTTAAGTATACTGGGGTAGTATACTTCTTTGTTTGATGAACTATTGATGTCTATCATAACATCAATTTGTGTTTCATACAAGGTTTTCATAGCTTATCTTTTACCATAATAATAATATAATATATATAATATAATAGAAACAATACCGATACAATCCTTGCATTGAGATAGTAATCTTAGCATTACTACGGTACAGTTGTCAAGTATCTTCTCTTATGGTACACCCATCAATGTGTCTCCGCCCAGCTCTCACCCACTGAATAGTCAGAGTCAAGGTCTACGTTAAGGTTCAATACCCGGCCAGCTTTCCGGATACTCTCAATTGCCAGGCTACCATATACTTTGGTGTGATGCTCAGCTACATCTGCCTGGGCTTCATCATGAATATCCCCAACTTTCATAGCATCAATGTTATACTTCCTTACCCAGTAGTCAAGCAACACCATACTAACCTTCATGACGATAGCACCAGATGATTGGAAGTTCGAGTTAAGAAGAGCACTTTCCTTGCGTATGAAGATTGGCCGGCCATCTAATCCAGTGATGTACCCCTTATTACTCCACTCCCTCTTGAGCATGCTCTTAACCTTATTCAATGGGTTGTCATCTGACCAGAAATTGTCAAAGATCTCTTGAGCTTTCTTCGAAGAAATGTCCAGGGTAGTAGATAGCTTAGGTGGATAGGCGCCGTACATTACACTATGTTCAAGACAGTTCGTTAAGCTGTCTCCGGAATGAATTCCAGCTGCATGTTGCCATGCAGGTCAGACTATATCATCACCCTCTGTTGAGGGGCCAGGCGCTTCCACTCACTTGAGTGTACTCCCTTTCGGGATAGTCGTTGCACCTTCTAAGTATTGAATGGCAGATTGTAGGTTATCTGTGCTATCCTGCATCAAGCCTAAAGCTCGGTTGCAGTTATGGCAGAGGAGTCCTCTTACCTTTTTGGTATCGTGGCAGTGATCAACCACAAGCTTCACGGTCTCTCTGGTTTTGTGTTTGGCTAGGGAGAATCCTTCACTTCCACATACTGCACACTTATGGTCCTGCTTCTTGAGGAGTTCCTCATAGTCAGCGAGAGTGATACCATATGTTCTCATTAGATAACCGTCATCGTATGCAGCTGTCTTACACTCTTCGCTACAATACATATGACTTGGTGCATTAGGTTGAAACACCTCACCGCACCTTTTACATCCCTTCTCTTTGAAGAACCCTTGGGGATACTTCTCAGGAGAAGCTGTCATCTCAGATTGTTTCTTATTTGCATCTCTATACATACACACCTCTTGAATAAAGAAGGTATTGTACCATAGATAAATGATCAATTCAATACTTAGCTTGGCTCAGGATTATCTACTAGAGACTTCCCCTGAGTTCACCTGGTTTAAACTGCGCTAGCTATTAACGCATATTTTCCTGTCTTCGCCTTATTTCGTAGTGTGTTACCCTCTGGATCTTTTTTGGTTAGGCCTTCAGATTCCTTCTGAAAGAAGAGGGTACGGACATTCTGCCAATGCATATCACCATTCAACAACTCATCAGCATAGTCCTGACTGAACGGGTAGACAGCATGTGCTTCCATCCTCCCCTCAAGACCGCTGGCATCATGACCAACTAGCTTTCGTCCAGGTCTGTGAGTGAAGAGGCTACGGCATTCCTTTCCAAAGAAAACCTTGGGGTCATTCTTAGGCACATTCACCACACCACGATGCCTCATCCTTGCTGTTGGTGTACCAAGAACATTTGCCCTGGCAGAGATGGTGCCATCCTCCCTCACTTGTGATAGCCATCCACGGATCGAGGAGAGCCTCATGCTCACTTTCAAGTAGAGTGCCAGGTCAGGGCCTATACCAGCTGAAAGACTGTCGTATGAGCTTTCAGTGAGCTTTGGAGATGTAGGGATAGGTTCACCGTTGATATACTCTATCTTCCCCCTCTCATTCTTCTTGTAGTTCCACTCATCTGGCTCCCATCCCAGCTTGAATAACTGTTCCTTTAATTGCTTATCACTATCTAGGTTAGGCTCCTCAAATCTTACTCGGGTAAATGGTCCGCCAACAAGATGTGCATCCTCTTCTCCCATCCACTTGATAACATAGGAGTTGTGTGCCCCGCTCTTAAGGAATGGCCTGTTGATAGGGGTCTTATATGGCTGAACAACATTAAGGCTTAGGTTAGGGATGATAAGATCATGTAGCCTCTTGCTCTCACTCTCCAAGGAGTTGATGTACTCCTCTGCAAGATCCTTATCAAACTGCCATCCCCTATCCTCTTGCCGGCTGATAATATCCTGGGCATACTGCTCAAGTAGTAGAGCTCTGTATATGTTTACCATTTCATTTAAACTTCCTCGTCTTATGATATAGGATTTCAATATCCTCTATAGTGAGGGAGGATTTCTTTTGGTTGAAGCTAAGGCAACACGCTACTACATTACCTTTGACATATCCCTTTGCTGCATCAACTCTGTCAATCGTTCTATCTGTGCCTCTAGCTACAGCATCAAACGTTGGCTCTGTCAGCTGAACACCAGTGAAGTAACATACCTTAGCTGCTAGTAAATTTCTTACTGAGGTGAGGGATAAATTGAACTCAAGGTCTCTCTTCTTCGCATTCTTTAGGAGATGCAGAAACTTTCTTGCAACCTGTTCGTCAGCAGGCACAGATAAATACCAGCACAAGCCAGACAAGTGTTGCTATAGCGACAGGATATTCCCATTTAGTTTCATTAAATGGAGAAGTTGCAGGCAATACCCATAACAGTGTCAGTAGAAATGCCATTCCGGCAAGAAGATAATCAACTCTCATACTAAACTCCACTGAATCGGCTCCTTAAGGTAGGTCATAAGATATGAATTGGCTTGGCTGAAGTAACACCCACCAAGGAATCCATCCCGACTGGCTGATGGGGTAGCTCCGGTGAGTATGAGATTACATGAGGTGTCAATGAATTTCTGTTTGTCTTGCGCTTCATCCCCCCACAGCATATAGACAATGTGCTTATGTTTCTTGAGCTGCTCGAATGTATCCTCAGTTGCAAGGTTATCAAGAAGAAGTACCCCTTGCTTACGCCAGTGGGAGAGATTGTTAGTGTGTTTTAGATTCATCCCGAACCCTAAGTCATTGTCAATCTCTTCGAAGACAACATCGAGATCAAGAATACAACCAACTATCACTACTTTAACATTATCAATTTCCATCTTCATAATATTCCACCAAGGTAAATCTATGTGTTACGTCCTCCCAACTTGTAGAACTTGACACACCAATACCTCCTCGAACTGAATTCCACGTTAGGCCACTCGTAACAGAAATTAAATAGCTATCAGATGTGCATAAGTAAATTTCACCTGTAACCAGATTTTTATACAAGTTCCCAGCAATGAGATTAAGATCTTTATTAGGTTGAGATTGAATAACTTTCATTGGTTTTTCCTCTACTTATCGTATCTCTGTACATCCGTCATCAGATCCTTGAAGATGAGGTGTTGTATCTCCACATCCTCTTGGCATCTGTATAACATTTCAGGAGAAAACTTAGACCAGTCTTCATGCTCAGGCTTGCTTCTCCCGAACCTCATACCATATGCCTCAACCGAATGAGGAGCTGGCTGTCCTTTCCAACCATATGGAACCTTCTGGTCTGGCCTCAACATCTTGGAAAGGATGAGGGTATCAATCACCCTGGGGATTGGGAGATCGACACCCAGCACCTTCTTAATTAACCAGCGATCATAAGCAATTCCATTATGCATAGTCCAAGTGTCATGCTGCAGGGCTAGGGATAAATCCTTGAGCGTCTTATCACCCTCATCCAGTCTGTCAGGATTATCATAATACCTTACTATCTTACCAGTGCTGGTATTCTTGGTAACACAGCACCAGATTCTATCAGCTATAGGTCTTAGGTTATTAGCTTCAAAGTCAGCTATCAATATTGCCATGTATTGTAACCCATTGATCTTTGAGCCTCCTCCCTATCCCACTTCGTGGTCTCCAAGTGGACAAGAATCTCAGCTGCAATTTCCGGATAGTCTCGACACAAGTCATACAACTCATCATAGGTGAGTTGCCTATTCCCATCACCAAGATTATACGAGCTGTAACCATCACTGTAGCCATGTTTCCTATCACTCGATACTTGGTTAGGCCACCCGATTGATCGCACTGTAGGCAGCGTCTCCCAGTCCACAGCAATGCATGCTTCAAGTAGTTCTGAAGCAAAATCTACATCCAGAGTTTCATATACTGTGTGTTCATCCAAATACCCTACGCTTATGTTGGTGCATTCAGGAATAAGGTCGATGTAATTTGCTGTGTCTGTGTATACTCCACTGGCCGGCGCCATCTTCAGATTACGATTAGCCATGAACAACCGTTCACCAAGAGCAACAGCAAACTCATCACTGCAACAGACCCTCCCCATCTGAGAGGTGATGATATCTCCTACCCCTCTTCGGTCAAAGGCAATCGCCCTGTTAATTCCTTTTAAGAGGCTTGGATTATTATCCGCTATATGGTGTGACCCGATACCACCACACTCCTCGCCTCGATGAAAGATGTATAGGCCTGGGACACCAGCTTCAATCATATTCAGCATAATCCACACGCCTACACCATCATCAGCACCAAGACAATCATCATCATATTCTGGCGTACTTTCATCCTGTTCCTTCATGAGGACATTAGGCCCATCAATCAAGAAGATCTTTTGTCGGCCATCCTCCACATGCACTGTATCAGTGTGAGAGCTGAACAAAGTTGTAGGGTTATCCCCCACTGTTACCCAGAAGTTTCCTTCAATGTCAAACTTAACATTGTCTAAGGGGGCTATGAATCTGTTCAAAAACTCCCATTCACTATCACTTCCATAATCCCTTTTGTATGAGAGTATATCGAATAATCTTCCAACATCATGATGCATATATTACTCCTCTTCCTCATCTTCAATATTTTCCGCAGCCCAGCTCTCGTAAGAAGTTTGCAGAATATAATCTTCATCACCATCAGAGCTAGTGACATGCATCACGTCACCATCATCTGGCAACAGATAGTCCTGTTCCCATTCTGAATAATGACATTTATTATCCAGGAAATAATCATCATGATAATTAGAATACATAATATCATCATCAATTAGATCTGAGTGAAAGTGTTGACGATGATAATAAGAATACACTGCATCATCTACGTGTACCAGCTCAGAGGACCAAATACCTGAAAAACTTACAGACGTGACGGCCATTACATAATACTCACCTATGCAATATTCACATAGCAACTCACCACTGGCCGCTTCAGTAAGAGACTCTGAATTAAAGGATGCACAACAATGAGAACATTCAGCTGTATCGGTGTGTGTTACCCCTGAAGTGTCATCGGCATAAAAATCACATATATCAGAAACACGCCACCAATCCCCATCATCTGCAATACCAGATTCCCCATCAATATATGGCATATAATACTCAGTGGAATATGCTTCATACACCCTAACCTTCTTTAATCTGCAACCCAACAAGTCACCTGACTTGTAGCCCTTGTTGATGAGGAGATCCTCAAGCTGTTCATTGCCATAGACAACACTGAATTCTTTGCTCTTTACGTTGATTAGGGCTCGAGCATATAGTTTTTGATTTTTCTTATCTCCCAAGTATGCCAGTTTGATGTCAGGACTGTCATACACACATGCCGGGTGATGCTCGCCAGGGAATGAATGATCACTATCCATGCAACTAGTGAAGCCTACATGCTCCCAGAGATAAATATCTTCTATCTCCGCACCACTTGCAAGATTCAATTCCAGGCTCCCATATTTTGCCATGAACTCATTGGCTGCATCCTTCACTTGTACGGGATTGAGATCAGTGTATCGGTTTAAAAACTTACCAATCTTCATTACAATCTGTCGATCTTCTCTCCCATGACGTGCGCTTGGCGTGAAACTCACCATACCTGGATTACTTTTTGAGACATGAGGGAAGAGCAGAGGGTCTACACTATCATGAAGATACCCAGATAATACATCCCCCCTATAGGAAACTTCAAATTTATAGCCTACCTCTACCTCTACCTCTCTCTCTATCTTAGCAAGAGCGTTAAGTTCAATCCATCGATACTTATCTTCATCTGGGCAGGACCCTTTCATCCTCATCCATTCCCTCCACATCCAGAAGTTATCTTCATTGATAAATCCAAATACCTTAAAGGGGCTCCATTGATGCTTTAATGTAGAGATTAGAAAAATATTATGGTTCCATGGATAGCTCATCTCCACATCCATGTAGCTATACATATATTCCTCCCGCTCTACCCACTCACGGCCTAGTACTATAGAAAAACGATAATCACCGTATGCTTCCAGGAACTGCTCTTCAGAAGTAAGTCTTTTGTTAGTCATAGCAATGTTCCTCCACGAGGTTGATAAGCTCTCCTACAGTTTGAGGCTGATTGTTATATGGTATCTCCATATCCAGTTCGTCCTCAATATCCATGATAAGATTGTCAATGCAGGAATACGTCATTGCATAGTCATACTCAAAGGTATCACCAATGTCAATCTCTTCCCGGAGAAGGCCGGTATGTGAACAGATAATGTCATAAATATAATTAATATTCATCTTAATACTTCCAGATATAGTGTATAAGAAATAGGATGTAAAAGTTGTACAGACTAGAGGTACTACTACCGGTGTAAAGACTATGACACTACCTCTATCCTTACAAACCCCTCAGGGCCAGAGAATGAATAAGACCTGTTTACCCAAGTGGTAGGAGCATTCAGATAAGAAAACATCTTACCATACTGTACGATGCAATCGCATCTTCCTGTCATATCAAAGGCCAGTTGCATCGCATCCAAACTGATGTCATCCCCTATCCGTTTCACTCCATGGAAATGGTGTGACACTTTACTGGTAGCAGTAGTGTGTGTGACAACAATCTTCACAGTACCACCTCCACCAGATCAGACAGGCTCGGGATGACAGTGAGACCATTAGGAGTGAGGGCCTTAGCGTTGCTAATCTTTTTAGCTCGCAACCCCTTGTCCTTGGTGGATTTTGATGGCACCTTTCTGCCACGCTGCAGGCACATACCAGTGTGAACGAAATCCACTCCCACCCAGACACGGCTATAAGGAATGGTGATGGTTTTAACGATACCGGCGTTGTTGAATGCTTGTTTCAGGTTCATGGTGTATCTCCGATTAGAGGATGAGGTAGATGGTGAATGCCAGCCACAAAGTGAAGGCGATCAATACCAGGATGTCAGCCAGTGAATTTCCGCGTTGATTAGTCATGCCAATAGGCTCCTAAAATTATACCGAGTGGAGGGAAAGCTATGCCTATACATCTTGCAATCCATAGCGGAGTAACTTCCGACAGTTCATAGGAGAAAACCGCAAGGACGTTGTAAATGTACAGGCAATAGCAGGTGAGGGTGAGCAAATCTACAAGGATGGTGGTCATGGGGGTCTCCTTGAGTCCTTTAGGTAGAACTCTCTCCGATTTGATAAGATGTCCTCAAGGACTTCACGCAAAGCCTCAGCTTCTTCAGGGGTTTGTAAGGGGAGATAGATGCCATCCTTACAGATGACTACTCTCCCCTTAGTTTCTCGCCAGGATAAGCTCACAGAGGCTTCATTCTGTATTCAATGAGGCGACGATAATAGTGAGTGACATTCCCAAAGATGTCTTCCCAATATTCATCCTGCCCAACACCCTCATACCGATACTTACGGGTGTATCGGTGATACTTCTGGGAATTGTGCCGGAACAAAAGAGCTGAGAAAGGAGGGCGTTGTGTTTTTATCAATATGTTCATTCTGAATCTCCAGATTTGGTTTTGTAAAGTTTGATTGACTTAACAGGGGGCTCATCGAGCTTCTCATAAATCTCAATCAGTGTGTAGGTCATCATCTCCCTTACACATATGTCATAACCTCCGCTGTGCACCCAGCAATGAGATGGCGCCAACTGTACATACATCAGTTTCTTACCTCATTGGTGCGTCTGTCGAGTCTTTCCTCCAGCTCCAACACCCACCAGACATCAATCAATTCATGGAAAAAGAATTGATCGACCAGAAACCGAGCCTCCATATAGTTCTCGGTATGGGTATAGACAAGGGTATTTACGAGTTGTCCATGTTCATAGACATCGCGCATTACATGATAGTACATCAGCTGTTCTCCACTTTTATATGATATTCAATGTCAGGATTGTTTTCTGACAACCATTCAAACACATCGACAGCTATTGCAGCCTCCATATAGGTGTCATAATAGGAGCAATGGCAGAGCTGGCGAGGGATGATGGTCTTTCTTACATGCCCATCCTCGCCTGTCTTCCACCGTTCCACATAATACTTCTTCATGGGGACCTCTTCCTCTCAATTTTAAGGAACCAATTATAGAGGGCAGACATCAGATAAGGATACTTATCCCACCTGTTATGAGTCCCTCTTATCCCCGTGAGTGCCACTACGACTGTCATATACGCACCCCACAGTCGTAAAGATCTTTTAAACCTTTCATCCTGTTGCATTTAACCACCCCATAGATGCTATGAATACCGTTGTCCACACGGAAAAATTGCGGATATACATTTTCTTGTTTTGTTTTGCGAAAATCATAGCCACGGCATTCAGCAGAGCGGGGAATAACACAATCGCCCTGGCAATGATAACGAATGCTTCAAAATACATAATCACCTCATTCAAAAAGTTATAGAGTATTCAAGAGACACCACACTGTCAACCTTCCAGCCACTCTCAAGCTCAACAGGTGGAATATAACCGAGCCTCACCCCTTTGTATTGGATGATAGCCCGAGCGGCCGGAACAACACTGTCACGGTAGCCGTCCACGACACCGAAATGCACCCCTGCAAACAGATCTTTCCTGTTGTCAGTGGTTAGGAGGAAACCAGCATGCTTGCTTATGGTGTATAGAGAGTTGTGATAGGCCCCAATAGAAGCCCTCCAGTGGTCGCTGATGGTACATTCGACAGCAACCCCGGGATTGGATTCATTGTACTTCTCCAGCTCTCCCAGACCGTCATGGGTTAGGTGTAGGGAAGCAATCGACAGAGTGAGCGCAATAGAGAGGCACATGATATTCTCCTAATCTTTCTTAAACCAAATTAAACCTATCTGATCGGGGGTGGACTTTTCATTTTAATTTCTCTTCAAAAGTCCCGAACTCTATGCTCTCCTCAATCGAGAGAATAGCCATGTGTCCAAAGGCATAGACAAAAGCCAGACAAGCCACCAGGAACAGGACGTTAGCCCAATTCAGACTATACCACCACTTACGAAATTTACTTACAGGCATTGGAATTCTCCTCTTCTCGATCAATCCAGTTAATCATCGTCTTGTCTCCCCTTTGTAGGCTGGTATCGTTATGCGTACAAAGTCCGCATCAGTTCAGCCACCATACTCTGTACCTTGGCATGGAAGATGTAATCGTTTCGGTATCTATCAACGGCTACGTCCATCGCTTCTTGTACTTCCCCGGGGTCCCAAGACATGCCGCCGCGCTTATCTGCCTCATCAAAAAAGTGCAGTTGTCTGGTAACGGTTCTGGTAAGCAACTCAATCGTATGTTTTTTTGTGCGTTTATCAATCATCGTCTTGTCTCCCCGTCACCAAAGTTTTCTAAGTCCTTGCGCAACTCTTCCAAAGAATCCCAATAAGTCACATTGGGTGTAAATTTATCAGCCGGTGTGCTACGGATAATCGCCCTCAGCTTGTGCATGTAGTCACAGGTTGTATTTTCACCATGCTGCTCTGTGAGCAATTCATGTAGCCACATCAAAAAATCTCTGTCGTTCATAAGTATCTCTCAAAAATTAACCAGCAACAGTTACCTCAGTCGTTAGATTGCCGCTGCTTTCTTTTCTGTGTCATGGCGCATGCAAGCCCATTCCATCACATTGAAGAATGCGGGCTTGATGCCAAGAGAAAGCAAGGATGTATATGCGTCAACGAAATTCCCGGCCTCGATGTCATCGTTCACTTTCCGCAGTTTCTGCTCAATCTCTGCGGCACCAGTCGTGAGCACGCCGCGCAGTACGTTCTCGAATTGTTCGCTTGTTACATTCATTTAGTGTCTCCAATGCCTTGAATCTAACAAGGCAAATCAAGTGCGGACGCCGCTACACGGCTCCGCTTATTTGCAACGTTATATTCTCAGCGAACAGGAAATATCTCATCGAATTTCTCTTGCACACGATCAAGGTCGCTGGTGGAGTATTTCTTTTCTGAGTCGAGGAACTCCTGAATATCTACTTCGGCACCAGACGCAACAAGCTCGGAAAAGCAATCAGGGCAGATGTAGCCGTATACTGGCGAGTACCGATCACACATGATGGCATCACAGCCATTTCGAGAACATGCTAAAACACCCATGTCTTTCTCCTATTAAAAATGAATATAACAAGGCATTTCAC